AAACCTCTTGACAATTCATTATTGTTTCCTTATCTGTTTTTACAAATCTGCTTACTGATAAGTATATTTCAGTCAAAGGATCTAATGTAACTAACGGATTTAATCCTTCGTAATAAATGTTTACAGAAGTGTTTAAATCCATCGATATATTTGTACGTATAAGACAATTATAAATAATTTCTAGCGCGCTTTGTTTGCCAATAAATTGCAATCCGTTTGGCTTGACAAATGCTAAATCTTTCAATATTCCTAATCCATCAACACAATCTAAATTAACAACCCAGCGATCATTTACAAAAGATTGGAACACACCATCTGGCTTAATAAATCCATTAAACAATAATTGATTATTTCGGTAAAATTGCACCGTAAATTCGTTTTCATCTTCACTATACAAATCTTCTAAATTTAGCTCTAAAGTTGCTTCTAAATTCAAAGTTAACCCACTGCCACGAATTGGATCTAAATTGTCTTTCACGCTTCCCGCTTCCAAAGTCGCATAACCGTAAATTAATCTAGGTGCAATATTATTATTTTTTTTATAAATATTTACCCTATATGGCACGTTTAAGGGATCTGAATATTCCATGAAATAGAATAGTGTAGGCTCTGAATTTATTACAACATCAATAATAAAAACTATAATACTAACTGGATTAATTACCGATTCTACAGTTGCATTTTCGCTAAATACTTTTACTTCAATTGTATTGCCAACTAAGGAATAAGTAACTCCGTTCGCGTCCCAATACGTATTTAGAACCAAAAAAAGCTCGTTTAAAGTTTCGTCTGCTGTTGATCTTATTTTAACGTTACTTGCAGTACTGTTATTGTTACTAAAACCAACATTAAAAACATTATTGCCTAATAAATTATAAGCAATATTTTGATTATTTACTTTTATATTGTAACCTAATATTTGACCAACCATTAGGTTACTCGCAAAACTTATGATTATTTTCTTTGCCATATTATATACCTATTGCGCCTCCTAAACGGCTATTTTTGTCTAAAGTATTACTAATAACGCTTATAAGATCCTGACCCGCTATTCTAAATACAAACGTTCCGCCTCCACTACTAGTTGAACTAAATCCAGCGTTACTGCCTCCACTTGATTGAAAAGAATTACCTCCTGTGTTTGAAGATGCGCCCCCAGCGCCTCCTTTGGCTTTTGCACCTATAGCACCTGAGGCAGCTTTTAAAGCTATACCCACCGCAATAGCAGCAACACCCGCTCCAATTGACACTGGCCCACCTGCTAATATAGCTAAATCTATCTTGCCTTTTGCAACCGCTAAAGTACCGTATTTAATCAACTCAGTACCCATATCGGATAAGAAGTTACTTAATCCTTGTAAAATAGTTTGTCCTATAGCGGTTAATACATTCCCCCCAGTCGCTAGCGCTTCGCCTATTGAAGTACCTAACTGACCAAATGTATTAGCTATATTATCCGTTATTATTTGACTTGCGTTATCGTTAAATTGTTTTAAAGTATCTTCTTGCATTTTAAGACCCGCTAAAAGTTTTGCGTTCGCCTCTATAGCCACTTGGTCAACTCCTAAGTCGGGGGTTTGCAATCCTAAATTCGGATTTACTACACCACCCCCAACAAAATTATTGCCCCCGTCAAAGTTTGGATTTTTGTTTACAAATTTTTTAGGCTTTAATGCTTTTTTAGGTTTTTTTGCTTCTTCGTTGTCAGAAAAGAAATTAAAATTAAACCCTTTTGAAATTTCAGCAGCTTGCTTATTGAATTTTTCTGCAATATCTAAGTTTTTTTTTGCAGCGTCTATATTTATCTTAACTTCTTCTTTTTTTCTTTTTATTAATTGTCTCTGTAGATTGGCTTGTTTTGCATCATATTGTTCTTTACTTCTGGTTTGCGTTAAATCAGCGTCTAAAATAGCATTGCTAAATTCAGTCAAATTTTTTTGTCTGCTTTTTTCAGCTTGCAAGGTTTGTTTTGCCGCGTCTTCACTAGCTAGTTGTGCAGCGGCTTTTAGCAGTGTCATTTGGATATAAGCCTTGCCATTTTTTACTAATTGTTGCTCCGCTTCATCTAAACTACTGACTATTCCAGTAGTTTTTCCAATAGTTTCGTTGTAGTGTTTTACTACCGAATCTTTATCTAAAAAACCATCTTTTGCAAGTTGTATTTCATTTGTTAACTCAGATACATTTTGCGTTGCGCTTATAACTTCGTCTAATTCAAAAGCTTTGTTTAGATTTATTTTTGCTAAATCTTGCGCTTTCCCTGTTATTTTATCAATTACATCGGATAGGGTTAATCCATTCATTGACATATAAGTAAATGCACTGGTAACTAACGATACGGCTAATAAAATACCACCACTTCCTAATAATGAACTAGCCATTGCTTTCAATGCACCGCTTGCACTGCCTGTACTTTGCTTTAAATATCCAAACGCTTCTGTTGTAGCGGTTATATTATTACCGATACCCATTATTCCGAATGGTGCATCTTGTGCAATCCTTGAAAATTGCATTAAAGCGTTTGACCCGTTAGCTACTTTTGGCTTCATAGCTGTAAAAGAATCGCCTGTATCTTTTAACGTGCCTCTAAGTCCTGTTAATGTAGCCTTAGTATCTTTTATTTGCGCTGTTATTTCAGTAGTATCTAAGCCTAATTTTATCCTATCTACTTTGACTTTTGCAAGTTCTTTGACGTCAAATTCAACTTCTTTAATTTTCTTTTTTAAGTCTGAATTGTCTGCACCTATTTCAATTTCAATTTTAGGCATCTTTTATATTTTTTAGGTATTGTTCTTGTGCTTTTAAAATAGCTTCTTTTTGAACTTCATTAAGTCCTACAGATTGCTTTTTACCGTCTAAACTCCAAAACTTTTCTATTGTTTTGGGCAGTTTTTTTGGGTCTGAATGCGAGCCTGTTAGCGATGCGTAAGCAACTTCTCTAAATCGAAAATCTATCCTTTTTTGTATTCGATTATAAGCAAAAAGGCGAATTTGAAACTCCGCCCAAGTCATGTCGTAAACATTTTGTAAGGTAGGTATTTCAAATTCGCCAATAGCAAAAGAAATGACATCTTTTGACCAATTTATTTTCTCACTTTTTTTTTAACTTCTGCAGTTTCGGAAGGAACGTCTTTCGTAAGTGATTTTATAAATGCTTCGTTAAATTTTAACATAGGTTCGCTTTTAATCCCACCACTATTTTCTATCCAATCAATAAAATCATATTGCGTAAAGTCTGCCGTTTTGCCTTCTCTTTTTAGTGCGTAAACCGCACTGCAATACATAATAATTGGATCGTATTTTAATGGATTTTTAGAAGCCACCTCACCAAGCGAAACAATATCTAAATCAAAACTATCAATTAATTCGCCTAAAAAACCAAGTCCGAAATGAAATTTCCTTAGCTCGCCACCTATTTCTATTTCAACACTATTAAACATTTGGATCTACGTTTAAAATATTACCCGAACCGTCTAGCGTTACGCTAAAAGTCATTAATTCGTCTCCAGCAGCAGCGTCTAAATTTAAAGAGGAAATATTAGCAGTTCCGAAATACTTAACCGAAGTAGCGTTGTTTACATTCGTGTCAATTTTCCATTGTACATTTTGTTTTGTCATTTGTATGGCTAAAAGGGCATCATGCGAAGTTTTAGCCGTATCTCCTCCTGCCGTAGTAGTGTCAATATACTGCCCTTCCGCATCAATAGAATAACTAAAAGTGCCTGGCGACTTAACGACAACTCCTGGGTCACATTTTGTTTGCGATTCAATAGTCGCTAATTCTGTTGCCAATGAGTTAGACGTTAAGCACGCAATAGGTTTCCACCCGATAGGTGCAGTTGATTTGTAGATGAAAAGAATATTTACTTCTCCTTTGATAAATGTTGCCATAATAAATTTGCTATTTAAGTGTTAATATAATTCTGTATAAATTTCGATATACCATCGTATTATCGTTAATATTGTCTAAACCTGTTTGATCTATATTTTGGAATAATACCGTAAAATTATCGACTTGCAAAACGTTTGTCAACTCCCTTACTTTATCCTCAATATCATCAACTAATAAACGGCTTCCAGTCGCTCCAAATGCGGGATAAATAGTAACTATATCTAGTAAAATATCCGCTTCCCAAAACTCTTCACATTTATTAATATTAAGCCTTCTTTTGCTTTGCGAAGTCATTAAAACATAATAGTTTGGATTTTCATTTGGTTTAACTCTAGTGTCATAACACGGTATTGTCAAACCGTTAACAATCATGTTATTAATAGCTGTGTATATTGCTTTTCTAATCCATTTATTCGGGTTTGACTTTTGCATAAGCAAATATAATCTTATTTAGTTGATTTCGTCAATACTTCCAATTCCTTTTTTAAATTTTCTAACAAATCTTTAGAACCAAAAACAAAAGCGGGATACATGTAAGGTCGTGGCTTTAAATTAACTTTTTTTATTTTTTTACCTTTAGCAAGTGACGCCTGCTTTTTAAATTCTTTTGGCACATCAAAAAGCCCGCCCGTGCCATATTCAACATAAGGAGCGTAAGGAGCGACTCCCCCGCCAGCTTCAACTCTGTAATGTAAATTGTCTACTTTTACTGATTGTATCGATTGAGCTAATTTACCAAAGTCTTTAGGTACTAATGAAACGGCTTTTTGTACCATTTCTTGTGATGTAGCTTCGATATTTTCACTAATTATCTTATCGGCTTTAGCTCCAAATTTACGCAATTCGTTTATTGTACTTGAAATACCTTTTATCCTTACTTTAGCCATCGGATTCTGTGCAAAATGCGGTTAAATCAATCCCTGTTAAATCTACATCGTCAATTTTATTAATTACGTATTTTTTTGACTTATACACAATATAGTCGGTCTTTACGTCTAAATTTAAGCCACGACCTCTAAGCGAAATCATAATAGTTTGATAGTTTTCTACATTCCCATTATCGGTATTTCTAACACTTACTTTCGTTTCAATATGCGCCCATTTTTTACCCATAGATTTAGGCACGACTGTAAACCCTCCAAACTCGTCGCTAATTGGGTCTAAATTGAATAGTTCAATTATTTTATCGTATTTTCTACTTATCATACAAATCTCTTATTTACGTCTAATGCCATAAGTACTGAATCAGGAATTAATGTAGTATTAACTTGTTTTTCAGCTTCATAGTACCATACTTTTAACATTTGTAAAGCTGCTTGTTTTAATTCTTCTGGGACATTTAACGGTAATTCATATCCAACGTTTAGCGTTATTTCATCGGTAAGCGTGAAACGTGAATAGTTAGCATACTTTAGCCTTACATTATCAATTGGTAATGGTTCGTTTATTGGAAAATCATAGACGTTTATATTATGCTCGCCGTAATATGTTTTTTCACGAGGGAACATAATATGATTAGTTCGTTTTTCGATAAATGAAAATGCGCCATTTATCATTGCGATTATTTCGTTGTCTGTTTCGGTTTGATCTTCGTCAATTCTTAAATATACCTTCGCTTGCTCTAACGTAATTACGTTTAAATAACTCATTTCTTTTGTTTTTCTGCAACCGCTAAACCCCTTTCGATTGCTAATTTATTTCTAAGTTCTCCCAAGTCGATAACCTCACCTATTTTTATAGATTTAGACTTTAATGTGTCAAAACCTTCTTTTACAAATCTTATCATTTTTTGTCTGTTTTAGCGATTCCACATTGAATTAAGTAAGTTGATTTCTCGTCAGCTACAGTTATTTTATCGCCTTTTTTTCCGTAAGTGTGATCTCTTAAAAGTATTAGTTTCATCTCTTTAAGTTTTAAAGTTACGTAAATATACAAATTAATTTAAAATAATTTGATTTCACTATTGTTTAATTCAAATATTATATTATCTTTGGTAAAAAAACCATGAAAACATCAGAGAAAATTATCGCATTAATTGTAGTTGTAATTATAGTATCAATCCATTTATTAACCCCTTTAAAGTACAGATAACTTATGCAAGACAAAAAACCTCACGGAGGCAAAAGAGAAGGCGCGGGACGTCCTAAAGGCGTAAAGAAAAATGTATCTTTTTGGTGCGATCCAAAAGACAAAGAAGTAATTAGAAAATTTATAAAAACTTTAGATCATGAAAAAATTTAGAAAATTAATAGCTATGTATTTAATAAGGCTTACTTTTTACGTGTTACCAAAAGGAGAATTAACAAATGATTATAAAAATTTTTTGTACAAACAAGTATTAAAACAAATGAGAAACCATGAAAACAATTAGAGTATATGAAATAGAACTTTCTAAATGTGATAAAATTGATGATCTAAAAAATTACCCGACAGCAGGATTTTATTTAGTAACTAAAAAAGGTTTTAGCTCAATAATGGTATTTGTTAACAACGAAGTGATGGGCTTGCCTGTGCAAATGCTAAACTTTATCGAAAAGATCACTGAAAAACAACCAATTACAGAAAGAAGACTTTCAGAAAGTTTTGTATTGGAATTAGTAAACATTTTAAGTAAAAAACCATGAAAACAAAATTAAAACATTCAGAAATTAAATTTAAACACACCTACGACATCAACGATGGTTCGCGTGAAATAATGAAAAAGCAATTTATTAAAGGCTTTTTAAACCGACTTCACATAAACGACTTGGCAAAGTTAGTTAATTTAAAGATTGTTGATTGTGATAGCGGAAACGAGCAATATCCCGAAGGCTGGGAATTAAGCTGTAGTGTAATGATTGATAAAAAAGAGTAAACAAAAAACCCGCTACAATTAAGTAGCGGGTTTAAAACTAAAAAAAATAACTAACTATGAAAAATTATGCTGTTGCAGTCGTTCCCTTAATTATGTAAGTAGATCCGTAAACTGGTAGAGCGTAGTTTCCTTCGATTCTTACTGTTACTTTATTCTCACGTACATTTGTTCCATCTTGCTCGAAGAACTCAATTCTCATTGATTCTTGAGTAAGCAATTGAACTCCTTCACTATCCATCACCACATAATCAGTTCCCGTTAATGCAGTTGTTGGATAAGCTGGTATTCCCAAGAAAGATAAACGACCATTTACAATGTTTACACCCTGTGGCAAATCATACTCGCCAGAACCAACTGCTTTGTTTAAGAAAAAACCGTAGTAAGCAGCTGGACGCAATAAAATTGCATCAGCGTTACGCTCAAATGTATCTTCTAATCTAGCAACGTCCAAAATAATTTTTTCAATCAATGGAGTTGCAATCGCTACATTTGACGCTGTAAAATTCCCAGCGGTTAACATTCCTTTAATTTGTGGCGTTACTCCTGTACCGTAAAGAATTTGATTATCCAAAACATTTCTAAATAATTCTGGTAATTTTCTTTGTAAGTAAGAAATAAATCCTGGAATGTTTGCCATTGCTTTACGCGTTACACGAATCCAACCCGCAATAGTTTCAATTTGCACCGTAGCTTCTTCTAAATCTAAATCAAATTGAGGCTTTAAAGCACCTTCTGCAACTGGCAAAATAGCACCCTCACCGTTTCCAACTTCACGCATAAACGTAAATGAATTGCCCGCGCCAATTGTTCCGCTAGGAATAATCTGATCCATATGCATCTTACGTTCAGTAATACCCATAATTTGCGGGGCAAATACTTGACCGTATCTGGCACCACCTGTAACATTTGCAGTTGTAAAGTCTCCTACTGCTTTTAATTCTAATTCAACGCTCTTTGTTTTCTTGTCTCTGAACGCTTCAATATCTGTAGATTTTTCTAAAATAGCAGTTGCTAATTGCTCGTTAAAACTTGCGTTACCTTTAGTTTGAACGTCTTTCTTTTGCAGTTTAATATCCAATTTATCAGCATGATCTTGAACCGCTTTAATGTCTGCAAGAAATTTCACTTCCATTGCGTCAGTAACCGCTTTTAATTCAGTTGCAAAAGTAGCTTTTACACTTTCAGTTTCTTTGCCTGCTTTTACTTCAAAAGCATCTAACGCAGCTTTAATTTCCATTGCGCTTTTAGTCTCTAATCCGTTTTGGATTGACTTTAATTCTAATAACAATTTTTCGTCCATCTTATTTAATGTTTAATGTTTGTGAAAATGATTTTAACGTTTCTAAAATAAGCGGCTGTTCTTTTTGAGTGTCATTTTCTGACGGCTCTTGTGATAGTGCTTTTAATATTATTTCAAGGTCTCGAAGCCTTGTATCTGAATAATCTAAATTATAAGCTTTTTGCGCTATTTCCATAATGCCGTAAAAGCTATTTATTCCCTTGATACTTTGTACCGTTGAAAGTTCGTTAGCTGCCCAACTAGATAAAAAAGAATATTCACCCATATAATACTCTTTAATTACGGATTTGTTTTTTGAATCTCTCTGCAGTACTTTATAACCGATTGATAACTCGGCGTTTAAGTTGTTTTCGAACATTAATTTAACATCAGTAAACATATCACGGCCTAAATCTTTTTTCATGTTAAATTGAGTGATAGTCAAAAGACCGTAAGTGTCTTTAGTATCAATTGATAATGGCACACCTATCATTTGCCTAGGGTCATGATCTTTTAGCACCCGAATGCGTTTAAAGTTTTCGGTTACCGTTTTATCAAAACTTCCAAAACTAGAAATGTCTCCGTCAGCATCTTTTACATTATAAACATTAGCGTAAGCAACTACAACGCCTTTTGTTTCGTCTAAATCTTTTAAATCGTATGAAATTTGTTTAAAATCCATTTTTATTATGTTTTTCTTATTAACATCCCATTTGCATCTCTTCTAGGAACTAAATTAAATGTACACCTGCAATTTATAATATTCCCAGCGAATACACTTGTTGGATCACCCGGATACAGAACTAAATCCCCATTAACAAAAAACTCCTGTTCATACGGCACTTTTACACCGTTCATGTTTAAATGATCGAACTCGTTTTTAGGCAATCTTCTAGTTCTAGTGTCTTGAATAGAAACCCATTCTTTGTCTAAAACTAAATTACTACTTTCACTCGCTTTAAATGCTGAATAGTTTGAAATTGTTGTCGTTTCCGTTCTAACTATTCGCATCGATTGCCACCTGTAAAAGTTTGCTAAATTTAGTCTTTTTTGTATTAAATTCCTAATTTGAATAATATTTAATTCATTATTAAAAGATTGTTTAATAATATCTATAATTGTTTTTGCTAAAGTTTCATTAACGGATATTATTCGTTGACCTACGTTTAAGCCCATCCAACTTAATAGGCTATTGTTAAATAATGTTTCAAAGAAACTTAACGCCTTAGTTTGGTTTTCAATATCCTTTAATACAACTTTACCATGAGCCAATCCTATTACCGTATACATTTCAATGTATGCTGTGTTAATTGCTTCCTTATCAAAATTTAATAATATTGTTGCTTCGGTATTTTCTAGCGTCAAACTATCTACTGGAATTTTTGCAATTATCTTTTTAATATGTTTTCGCAGAATTACAAACGCTTTCTTTTCGTATTTAGCGTGTAGAAGTATGTAAGTATCGCTATTCATTAAATGCGTTATCTATTTCGTTTGTATTTGTTATTTCAGCATCTATCGCTTGTAAATTCATTGGTAAATAAATACTATCCATACCGTCGATTTGCAAAGGTAAGTATTTCAATGCGGCTCTAAATTCATTTTTAGTTATCGGGGCTTTTTCTAGCCATCCAACGAGAGCCGTCATGTCTTGTTGCATTTCTGGCAACTCTGAAATATCAAAATCCATTACGCAATTATCATAACCTTTAAATCTAGGAAAAAAATGCTTTTGCAAAGATTCCGCTAACATTTTTAAATCAGGGACAATATTATCAACTATTAACGTTTTCTTTGCCTCAATCGTTCTATCTGACGAACCTATACCACTCTTATCGTCTTGTCCTAACAAAACTATAGGGAAATTTAAAGCATTACAAATTACACTCCTATCGTAATTCAAAAAGTCAAAAGGCTTTAATTCATCCGTTGTTAGTGATATTCTAGTAAATGCAATTTCTCCCGAACCCCCCGCAATATTTGCCAAACGTCCCGGGTCTCTGTCCATTTGTAATAATCTTTGTTTTAACGATTGTGCTTGGTCTGGCGTTAATGGAGTTCCGCCTTGTTTTCCGTGAATAAAACCAAACACACCACTATTAGACATTGTTTTTATATTGTTGTCAATACTTGCATTACTTGACTGTATATTTCTTAAAGCAGCTTGTAATCTACTTAGTCCGTATAAATGAGAACCATTTAAGCTATAAAACGGGTTTGCGGTTTTAATATGAATAACGTCCTTTTCTGGAAATTCAATATAGCCCGTGCCTTCTGTAAATAAATAATAATCAATTGGGGTTTCATCACTCATCAAATCAACTTCTTTTTTAAGCACAATTTGAATTTTATCAGCTGGCAAAGCATAACATTGTTTAGGGACACCTTTATTTGCTCCATCCTCTGGAGTTATCATGTATAAATAAAAATCCCCAACAACGTCAATATAAGTTTTATATAATGAAAAAATATCGCTCCATGTTTGTAAAGGGTTAGGCTGTTCCATAGGGAACTCTAAAGTATCGTTTTCGTATGCTTCCGATTCTATTATTTTCTTTCTTAATAATTGAATTGGCGACAATTCTATTTCAAATGATTTTAGTTTTTTTAGTGATTTCTTGTCTTTTACTTTTTTTATTTCGTAAGGTATGGAGACGGCTTTTGTTGCTGATTTATTGACTATTGCAAAAACGTCAGGATTCATTCCGTAACCCTTTTCTAATATTGTAGTTTTCTTATTATCGTAAGCCGAGAACTTACCTCCCATCATTCCAAATAATGCGTTTGATAGATCTTTGTCATTTGGTTTATTTCCTGTAAAGGAATTAAAAAACGCTTGTACTTTGTTAGCCATACGACAAATATAATTAAATTATGATTAAAATATAAAAAAATCTTCTGTTATCAAATTCTTTTCAACACCGTAAGCGGTTAAATCGATATGCTCGTCATGTTTTGCATTCGGGAACATTGCGACCTGTTGTAAATAAGCTTCGTTCCAATTGCCTTTTACTAAAATAACTCTTTCGCTTTCAATATACGGCGCTGTTGTTCTTGCACGTTCTATTTTTGAAACGTTTACAAAGTTACTTTTAATTTCCGATATATTTAACTTAGTTTGCGATTGTATTAATTGCTTTATAGATTTACCACTTGCTTTAGGCTCAACGTATATCATTTTAACCCTTATTCCTAAACTTTGAATGTGTGCGGGTATAAATTTTATAAGCTCAGGCATTTCAAGGTATTTATCGATACTACTATAAATCACATAGTTGTTGCCAATTTTAGCGCCTATTTGTATTCCTGTTGGATCGTTCTTTGTGTCTTTTGTATAAGCACCATCGATAAACATATCCCATTCAATATCTGGAGGCAAATCCGACTTATCAACTATTTTAAACCATTCTTTTTTCCATTCCCCACCTTCTTCTGGCGAAGGAATTTGCATGTATTGACCCGCAAAATTATAACGGCTAGCCTGTCTTATTTGCTCTAATTCTATAAACGTATGCTTTTGCTCCCATAACGGATTGTTGTTGCTGTCTAACGCGGGTAAACATAAATGTTCCCAATCTTCACCGCTCCCACCGTCTAACAAATAACCGCTTAAATCTTCTTCATGCAATCTTTGCATAATTACAATAATTGGCGTGTTCCTGTCATTTACACGGCTTCTAATTGTTGAGTTATACCTTTCGTTAACAGCCTTTCTTTTTACTTCGCTAAAAGCATCATCTGGCTTTAATGGATCATCAATTATAATTGCACCGCTAAAAATCTCGCTATCAGTTACCCCAGCTCCAAACCCTGTGATCGCTCCACCAGAAGCCGTGGCATATACACCACCTCCAAATTCATTAAACCATTTCTTTTTCCCTTGTGCATCTTTTTTTAATTGCATTCGCCAAAGTTCTTGAAACGCATCGCTTTCAATGTATTCTTTTGTTTGGCTTGAATTATCGAGCGCTAAATCATCGGAATAACTAAGATGTATAAATTTTGATTGTGGGTTTAAGGCAAGACCATACGCAATAAACATTTTTACTGCCAATTCCGTTTTGCCATAACGAGGCGGAATATTAATTATAAGGCGTTTAGTTTTGCCGTTGATAACATTCATTAAAGCTTTTGCCATTAAAACAAAGTGAGGCGCAACTGTAAATGTGCGCCTATGATTTTCTTTGTAAATATATTTTGTAAAGTTTAACAAATGCGCTTCACAAAATTTTAACTTATCATTAACCGTTAAATCGTTAATAGTCAGCATCAAATATTTTCTTTACTTCTTTTGCTCTTTCGGGTGTTAGCTCAATATTGTGGTTAACATTTTCTTGAAACACTACCTGTGTAGATTTACCAGCGTATCTATCCAACACTTCCTTAATAGCGTTCATGTCGCCTTTTACAGCCATTGTAGTAAGTTTGTTTATAATAGCCGTTAGCTTATCTATACCGTTGCTTTCGGTCTGTAATTCAGCCGTTAAAACATCTTTTAAAAGTTTTGTTTTTGGTGCGCCTTTTGGGTTTCCGCTCACTCCTTTTGGGAATGGAACAAGATTATCTTTATGTTTTGGATTATTTGCCATCTATCACTGTATTATCGTTGTTAATCAATTACAACTCCATTTCGCTTAATTATCGATGTAGGGTCTAGTTTTCTCATTCTGTTTACAATTACATCGCAGTACTTTGGGTCGTACTCAATAATATATGCTTTTCTTTTTAGCTGTTCACAAGCCACCATCGTTGTCCCACTGCCTCCAAATGCATCGATAATAATATCGCCTACTTTAGATGGGTTTTCTATTTGATACCCAAACAGCCCGATTGGTTTCATTGTCGGATGCTCTGCGTTTCTTTGTGGCTTATCAAAATTAATTACTGTTGTTTGTTTCCTGTCTGAATACCATTTATGACTATCTCCAGCAAGCCATCCATAAAGACAAGGTTCATGTTTCCATTGATAGTCTTGCCTTCCCATTACCATTGAGTTTTTAACCCATATCAACTGTTGTTTTAAAAGCCATCCTGCATCGACCATTGCCTTTGCAAAGTTTATAATTTCACTTGATGCATGCCACACATAAATAGCCCCACCTTTTTTTACTGATGTTGTTAAAGCTGTATAGAAATCATAAAGAAACTTATAAAAATCATCATTACCCATTGAGTCGTTCTCAATAGTTAAAGCATCTTTTGTTTTACCTTCATAAGCTACATTATAAGGAGGGTCTGTGACACACATATCCGCCAGCTTACCATCCATTAGTTTCTCAAATGTATCGGTTTGAGTACTATCTCCACATAATAACCGATGCTCTCCAATTTCGTAAAGGTCGCCTAAAAAGGTTATCGGTATTTCGGGAGGTGTTGTATCAAAGTCATCCTCTTCTGCTTCTAAAACTTCATCAATTTCAAACTCTGGAACATCCAAACCCCACTCGGTTAACTCTTCTGCTTCCCATTCGTTGTTTAATTGCTCCCAATCCCATTCGCCAAAACCAACGTTATCTTTTATAATAAATTCCTTTTGTTGTTGCTCGGTTAAGTTTGATGCTTTGATAATCGGAACCTCTTTTAATCCAGCTTCTTTGCAAGCTTTTAATCGCATATTACCACCTAATACAATCATGTCGTCATTGACTACAATAGGTCTTAAATTAAGCATTTCAGGAAAGTCTTTAATCGACTTTACCAACTTTGCAAATTTTTCATCTTTGATGGTTCTCGGATTATTTGGATTCGGTTTTATTTCTGATATTTTGATTACTTCCATAAATTCAAAAGTAATAAAATATAAGTTACAAAGCAAATTCCCATAACCCAAGCAAATTTTATAATTTTCTCATAACTTTAGTTTTTTAATGTATTTAATAGGTATTGCATTTTCGTTTTTAGTAAAACAGATATAATGACCTCTTACGTGTTTACATCCAAATAAAACTTTATCAGAATTAGTAAAATCTTCGTTATCACTTGCCTCAACTTCTTCTAAATATTCAAAAGTTTCAGACCATTTACCATTGCTAAATACAGCGTCTATTCCAGTCCACAACGTATTGCAAAATGGCGTGTAATTAAATTTACCTTTATAACCTCTTTTAATTGCTTCATTTTTTAAAGCTTCGTACACTTCTTCTTCTGTTGCAAGTATTGAATCAACACTTACATTATAGTGCATTAAACGCAAATAGTCGCCAGAACTATTAAATCCATAAGTTAAGTTTCCATTATTCCAAACAAGTAATTCGTTATCTCTTTTATACCATTTTCCTTGTTGCATTTCTTCTTCAAAAGCTTCTGGAAACCATTTTTTTACTTTAGGATCAGTTAAGCTTTTTAATTGCTCTTTTGTAATTTGGTACACGTTTTTATAAGATATTATTTCCGCTAATTTATTGTCTCTAGTTAATTGTATGTTACTAGATTCATAATCAATCCAAAAATTAAAATTCCATTCGTGAATTTCTCTAGTAATTTTTATTTTAGTTAAATCATATACAAGCTCATCGTATAAACATCTTACTTCTTTAGCATTTTTAAAATACTCTTGTACTTCTTTTAGTTCCATTATTTAATATTTAAAGTTAAATTTATTTCTTCTATGCAATACCCTTTTGCTTGCAATCTATGTACTTTTTGCGTTATAGTCATCCAACTTAAACCTTGAATAGTGTCTATTTCACTTATCAGCTTCAATACAGGCATATTTAAGGCAATAGAAAGTTCTTTAACGTTATAAGTATCATATTCATTTAAAAAGTCCTTTAAAAGGTCTATTTTGCTCTTTGCTTTTTTACGTGTAATTCCGTAGTGTGATATATCTTTCATTTTGTAAATTTAGTTATAATTATTATGTGTTTTTATTATTTAACTTTTTTTTAAGATTATTGTTTTAAATTCATCTAAAGACCTACAAATAAAATATTCGTGTCCTAGTTTTTCAATTTTTAATTGAAATTTAATTTGATCAGGTTCTTGCGTACCTCGATAATCTTTTAGTTCAACGTAAATTGTAGATCCAAAAAGACAAACAATTAAGTCTGAACAACCTTTTTCAATCTTTACACTTTTATTATTCCTTGCCAATTCGTTTGGAACTACAATTGCTAAAATTTTATTTGCTCTCGACCAGTCAATTATTTGGTTTTGTATTTCATTTTCGCTTAATTCCGTCAGTTGTTTTAAGCTCTTTTTTATAATATTTTCTAATTTCATATAAAATCTAATTTATCTAAATAAAATCTACCATTTGCCTCTGTTATTATTTTATCAACTCCATTTATTTCAATTACATAAAAAAAAGTCCTTTTTAATAAATCATAATATTTTAATTTAAAAGTAAAATATTCTCCTTTTTGCGAAGTAAATATCCTATCGTCATCTACATAAGTTTTATATCCATAAATAAATTGCGTATCGTTATCTTCAGATCCGCCTAGTTTTTTTGTCAATTTTTGATAATTAATATGAAACACATCAGCTACTATTTTAGCTTTAAAGTAAGATTTCCATGTTTTCGTGTCCAATACGGTTAAATTTTTTGCCATTTTTTTTATGTTTAAACGTTATTTAAAGTACAAATATAGTATTAATTAAATATTAAATCAATATTTAAACGTTATTTATTTTTAAATATTTGATAATCAACATTGTTACTTTGTTACCTTTTTTTAAGTTCAAAAAAAACAAAATCTAAAATATATAATAATGTGTCATAATGTATAATGTGTGATATAATAGTGTTTCTATAATACTTTTAGTCATTTTTTTAGGTAACAAGGTAACATTTGGTTTAATATATTGATTAATAATACTTTAAGTGTTACCTTTTGTTACCTTTTGTTACCTTTTTGGCTGTTTTGTTACCTTTTTATTTTTACATAAAATGTTGATTTATCTCTATTTTTTCTACTAATTCCTTGTAAAGCAGATAACCTTTTTTTAATTTTCCACTTATTCTTATTACTTTTAATTCCATTTTATGCTTTAGGCAAATTCTTTTTATATCGTATTTTGT